TCTTGCATTGCAGCGTAAGATGGAGCGCGATGCGGCTAAGAAGGGTGATGAATAAGGAGTAGGATGATATTTTTAAAAATAATAATTAATAAAATATTTATTAATTATTATGGTCTAATAACATACGATTTCACCATCAATACTTTTTATTAAGGGCCTTCTCTTCTGCCGCTGCAAATCTCTCAAACTGCTTTAACGCATTATTTTTCTGTCTTTCTTTCTCCCACTTTGCTACCAGCTTCGCTTGTTTCTTACGCTCCTCCTCGCGTTCCTCGGCTGCATTTCTCGCTGCTTGGCGCTTCGCCTTGTTTGCAGCATGCGCTGCTGCAGCAGACTCTTTAACCAGATTTCTAGAAGACTCCAAAAGTTTCAGCTTCTCTTCCATTTCCTTCGCGAGTTCGTCGGCCTTCTTTGCGGCCTCGGCGGCAGCCTCTGCATTCATACGCGCCTTGTGCGCCTCCTTCTTTGCTCGCTTTTCAGCACTCGTATTCTCCTTCTTTGCTGTTGCTGCAGCCACTTCTGCCTTCTTCGCGGCAATCATCGCGGCCATAGCTGCCGAAATAGGCTTCTGCTTGCCACCACCGCTTTTTCTCCGGGTGGTCTTCTTGCCCTTCTTCACTCTTCTAGTCGCCATTCTATTTATTACTCACATAATATTTACAGTCTACAAATCCATTTGCCTTCAATAAATATATAATTATCCTATGGTATAAATTTCAGTTTATATCGTTCATCATTTGGAAGTGAAGTACGATACTTTAAAAATTTAAAATATTTTAATGCAAGTTCATATTGTACTGGTTTTATTTTTTTTAATATCTTTAACCGAACATATAGTATCATTCCCACTTGCCATATTCTTTTATGAGAATACTCTTTCCTTTTATATAACAGTTCTAAGTTATGAATTGTCTTTTTAACATCATTGATTGTTGTATATTTTATCGGGATTGTATCCTTAGGATTTTTATCAATATACACATCAAAACTTTTATCAGGATTGTTGGGATTAAATAAAAATTCCTTTTGTGTCTTATTTCTCATTTTCTTTTTTATTTTACGCGTTTTCATTCTACAGTTATCTTATATATCTAAAATGTGTATCCAAATAATTTGAATTCTTCTATATTATTTTTATATACTATTCTTCGCGTTTTTTCATCATAGTATTTTTTATAAGATATACTTTTATTCCTAAATTTATTTTTATGATGTGGTAAATTATTTATATTATAATTAGTAATATTCAATATTTTACACATTTTTATTATATCCTCTTTTAAATGTTCATATCTTATATAATAATTACATACACTTTTATTATTTATACTATATCTTTTAAAATTACTATTTGTATATTTCTTGGCATATTGTTTAAAAGGTTCTTTTATTTTTTTGTAAAAATATGAAGATACTATTACATCATAAGGATTTCTTACAACGCAAAATTTTATATATTTATTAAATATCATAGAACCCAAATTTTTTCTTATTTTTTTTGCATCCATATGATTATACCATTTATGATATTTTTTTACATAGATTCCAGTACTTCCTAATATACCACAACTATTTATATCCTGTTTTCTATTATCACTATAACTATATTTAGTTTTTGGTTTTTTACAAAATTTACCAAAAAATGATTCTACTGAACTACCAGCAACCTTATAATTTTTTATATAAATAAACTTATAAATATGTGAAACAAGTACCATATTCTTCTATAGTACACTTATAAAAAATAAATAATATATATGAAATTTATTCATAACTATTATTTTTATACACCTGTAACAGCATTTATATCATAACGAGGCAAGATAGGTACGCACGATGTTTGAGCGCAGAAATAGCCCTCGGGGCAAGGCTTCTCACCCTCCTTGCAACTGTAATTAGAGAATCCAGAAACAATGGGGAAAAACCGTTTAACGTAGGGAAGAACTATAAGTACACCAAAAAATACTAAAAAGAGACCTACAAGACCTAGACCTACAACACGCGCCATCTTCTAATAGTGTCTAAGGAAATACAGGAAGACCCGTATTTAATGGAAGTTTGGGAGGCTCTCCCTCCATACAATATCCATTGGCGCATGTAGTACCAAAGGGGCATGGAAGTTGATCAACACCACATCGTTTCGCATCGGGGTTTCCAATAAAATGTTCATATTGAACAACAAAAAATGATAGTATAATGGCAAAACAAAGTAGCGCCAATGATGTCCATACTTGGAGTGACATTTACTTCTAATAGTCCTTGCGAACTAATATTGAAGGTCCACGCAAGTGTTTTCCAGATGCTGGATCATATGAATTTGCATCTTCCTCCTCACGATCACGATAGAATGTAGCATTATGTTGCCAGAATTCAGGAGCTCCAATACGGAAATCTCCTTGTATTTGTGCTTTATACCAAAAAATAGCATCTTCAAGCTTATTACTGCGTGTATTATTATTCATGACAAGACATTCAAAATTTTCAGTACATTGATCCATAATCTGACAGAAGAATTCAAAATTGGGAAAGGCTGCGCCAAAATTATCAAATATACGCTTACGATTTGACACATAAGGTTCACGAAGAATAAATACATAATCTACGTTTGTACGAAGTACCGGAGGGATACCAAGAGGATATTGCATAGTAATTAGAAAAAATACCTTTTGATGGCGACCGTTCAAAAATAAATAGCGAATATTCTTATCGTGAATCCAGGAATCATCGTATAGACAGTCATCCAAAATCATAAATGATCGTGGATCTAGCTTGGATTTTACAATAGGTTGACCAGGAGTTCTGGCATTTTCTATTTGCTGAATTTTACTCGTAATGAGTTTCTGACGTTTTACGAAGTTCAGTAAAATGGCAGGATTGTATTCTCCATGAATAAAAATCGGTGGAATGATTTTGCCGTAAAAGGAATTTGATTCTTCAGTGCCGCTGATTACTGTTCCCATTGGAATATTTTGATGATGAAAAAGCAAATCTTTTACAAGAGTTGATTTACCGGTACGACGACGACCAATAAATACACATACAGCATCTTGTGGAATCATCTTCATATCAAATTTGCGAAGCCTTACACTTTGAGCTGCAAGTGTATTTGCATTTACTGACATATCCTACTACACTTAATTATTCATTTTATAATTTAATATGAAACGATACGCGTGAAAAAAGCTGTTCTTAAAGAATAGTGTCCGGATAAGAAATATGACTCGTGCAAAAACAAGGGAGGTTGCGACGACCCCAGTTAAATGCACGATTGATATTCGTGAATCAAGTAATATTCATAATGACTTTTTCAAAAGTTTAAATGGATATGAAAATACTGAGGATTTAATTTCATTGCTACCTGCAATACTACAGCCAAAATATAGGAATAAATTATGTACAATTGATACTGGATATAATTTACTTTCTTGGAAGTCAACATCCCTTGTATCTGGCGAAGGGATTCTTCGTGTAAAGGAATTAGGTGATAAAGATATTTCTGTTTATGAAAAGAAGATACCTTTAATTGACCCGTTTCATTGGATGAAATATAATGAGAGACCTGTAACACCATTTTCCTGGAGGACTCAAAATAGTAGTGTACTACATCCTGAAAATCAAGCTTATATTGATGCTCTTGGAAGTTCTCTTGTAAGTAAGCTATCTGTTTTATACAACTCACCGCATTTTTGTAAGGTGTATGGTTGCTTTCGTACAGTTGTAAATAATTTTAAATATAATCTTCACGAAGATTTAGAGGATGTACGTTTTACAAATTGGTTTTGGGATGCGCTTGAAGCAAATGAATTTAAAGTGCAAGTTGTAGAAAAAAGAAGCTGTAAGTTTTTAACGATTGATGAAATAAAAGAGAATTTGAAACCTGATGACGAATTTTTGGAGGATTCTGATTCTGATGATTCTGGGGAATCTGAGGAATCTGAGAATTCTGGAGAATCTGATTCTGAGGAATCTGAGGAATCTGAAGATCTGGATGCAGAAATTCTTTTACCAGAAAATACAACAGAAAAAATGAAAAGCACAGATTTAACTGAAATAGAGGAATTCTCATTTGATAATAAAAGTGTTGATTCAGAGCCCTTGATTATTAAAAAGAAGCCCTCAAAAGCAAAGTCTGATTCTACTGATGCGTCAGATGCCTCTTTTTCTGACGAATATGATATACATGCTGAATTGCCAGGAATGCCAGTTGTCATTTTATACTCTGAAAA